GTCGTGGCGTGATGGACACCCTGCTCCGTGCCGCGCAGTTGCTCGAGCGGGACGCCGACGGGGAGGGCCGCGAGGAGCCGCTGGGTCAGATGACGGCCCGCCTGGACCCGACCACGGTGCAGACCCCCGCACTGGACCTCCTCGATGCGAAACTCCGTCAGGTCGCCGAAGGGCGAGTCAACCGGCTGATCTGGTCGATGCCGCCGCAGGAAGGCAAGTCGGAGCGGGTCAGCCGCCGCTTCCCGGCGTGGATGCTGCGCCGTGACCCGGAGCTGCGGATCGCGATCGCCTCCTACGAACAGCGCGTGGCGACCCGCTGGGGTCGGGCGATCCGGAACGACCTGATCGAACACCCGGACCTCGGGCTGACCGTCCGCCGCGACACGTCGGCCGCGCACGAGTGGCAGTTGGACGGGCACCGCGGCGGCGTGTACTCGGTCGGGATCGGGGGCGCGTTGACCGGCCGCCCGGTGGATCTGCTGGTCATCGACGACCCGGTCAAGGGCCGCGCCGAGGCCGACTCGGAGGTGTACCGGGAGGCGTGCTGGGACTGGTGGACGAACGTTGCCCGGACCCGCTTGGCGCCCGGTGCGCCGGTGGTGTTGATCCTGACCCGCTGGCACGAGGACGACCTCGCCGGCCGGCTGCTGGCCACGGACAGGGGCTGGGAGGAAGTGAACGTGCCGGCGCTGGCCGACGGTGGCGTTGACCCGCTGGGCCGGGCGCCGGGCGAGTTCCTGGTCTCGGCCCGCGGCCGCACGGCGCAGGACTGGCTCGACATCCGCAGCGACGTCGGCGAACGCGTGTGGGGCGCCCTGTACCAGGGCAGGCCGTCACCGGCTGAGGGGGCGCTGCTGAAACGCGGGTGGTGGCGGTACTACCCGGCGCCGATGTGGCGTGAACAACCGGACGGGTCGATGCGCGTGCACGACGCGGATCGGGTGATCGCGTCGTGGGACATGACGTTCAAGGACACCAGGTCATCGGACTATGTGGTCGGCGGGGTGTGGGCGTTGAAGGGCGCGAACGCGTACCTGTTGGACGTGGTGCGCGACCGCATGGACTTCCCCACCACGTGCCGGGCGGTGCAGGCGTTGGCGGCGAAATGGCCACAGGCCAGCGCGAAGCTGGTTGAGGACAAGGCCAACGGCTCCGCGGTCATCTCGCAACTCAAGTCGGTGGTGTCCGGGCTTGTGCCGGTGAACCCAACCGAGTCGAAGGAGGCCCGCGCATCAGCGGTGTCACCGTACGTCGAGGCCGGGAATGTGTGGCTCCCCGCACCGGCGCTGGCGCCGTGGGTGGCCGGGTTTGTGGAGGAGTGCTCGGCGTTCCCGAACGGCACGCACGACGACCAGGTGGACATGGCGACGCAGGCGTTGGCGCGCCTGATGCTGAAGGGTGTGCCCCGGTTCCGGAGCTTCAACGCGTCACCCCGCGTCCCGCTGGGAGGATGAGTCATGGCAACGAGCAGGCAGGAGCTTCGGGCCGAGATCAGCGCGGTGCTGATCCGGTATCGGCGTCGGATCAGTGACCGTGGTGGTGTGGCTCCCGATGCGTGTCTGGACGAGCTGGTGGCGGTCGCTGGCCAGCACGCTGGCGAGCCGGTGCCGCCGCGGCCTGAGCCGTACGAGACGCCGTCCCGGGGGCGTGGTGTCACGGTGGTGTCGGCGGAGGTCGAGACCGTGACGCAGCGGCCCACCGCGCCAGCCACACCGGTGCCAGGTCCGGGGCGGCGGCAGGCACGGCGGCAGGTTGAGCCGACCGAGTTCCCGGCGTAGACGGCAGGGAACCCGGCCGTGATCGGGACACTGACTCTCCCGCGACCGGGCTCCCCTGCTCTACCTGTTATCGGCGGTCAGGTCACTTTGGGTTTCGGCTCTCGGCCCAGACGAGGAACGCGAAGAACCCGAAGGCCACGACTGCGACGATCACGTCTGGCCAGCTCATGGTCTGGCCACACCTGCCTGAACAGCGCCGTCCCCCGTGAACTGGATCTTGGCGCGTGCCCGTACCGGATACACCAGCGACATCTCGGTGACCTGGTCGGACACCACGAACGGCAGGCCCATCAGCACGCCGCCAGCTCGCGCCTCCAAGGGCGTCCTGTCGGCCGGCAGAAGCACCAGCGTCGGGCGCTGCATGGTCACACCCTCGATGTCGTGCTGCGTGCTCAGCAGGCAGCCCAGCAGGTATGTCATCTCGTTCGACGGTTGCCACCGGTCGTGCCACTGGCCGGCGCCGTCGAGATACCGCTCCACGCGCCAATACGGCTCCTGCTGCCCCGGCTGGCAATCGCCGTGCAGGTAGACCCGCTGCTCGTCGGTGGCTGTGGTGACATCCAAGCGACGCGGACAGTCCACCGCAGGATGGGCAAACTCCTGGGTCATTGCGGTACCACGAGTCCGGTGTTCCGCTGCACCGCGATGTGCTCGTAACAATGCGGCGCCCCGTTGAGCATCGTCACCGCCTCACGCACCTCAGGCTCAGGCGCCCCCACCACCTGTGCGGCCGCCTTGTGTTCGGCGATGCAGGGCAGGCACATCATCCGCTGCGGCCGCTGCTGCGCCAGTGCCTCGGAAAACGTCTTGGGTTGCGACATCAGTTGATCCTCTCCAGTTCGGCCTGCGTCAGCAGGATCTTCGCGCGGCACAGGTGCACCTCGGCCTCCTGCAACAAGCCACCCACCTTCACCGTGTGCACCCCGGTGAACTCCAGCAACGCCAACTCCCACAGGCGTTGCGCCGCCACGGTGTGGTCGTGCGCGGTCCAACCCTGCCAGGTGGTCGGGTCCTTACTCGGACGCTGAAAGGTCACCAGTCTTCTCCCTCTCATCGAGCGCGTCTTGGTACTGCGCCAGGAAGTCCGCGAACAGGCGCTTCTGCAGGTCCTTCCACGCCGTACAATCCGCGACCAGTTCCCGCGTCACCGTCTGTCGGCTGCGGTAGCCATCCGCCGTCTGGTAGGTGCACTCCAAACCCCACGGCTGACTCTCTGGGGTGCGGTGTATCGACCACCACACGTCCAGCACACCCAGGGCCTTGACCGGACGCCACAGGAACTCCTCGGGGTACGGATCGACCAGCGCCGTGTTTGGCATCACGGCCACCAGCCTCGTGCCGGCGATACGGCGCGTGATGCGAACCATGATGGTGTTCTGCCCGAACAGGTAGTCGCTGCTGCTCTCGACCTCGTCGGTGCCCGGGTTGTAGCCGGTGATCACGCTTCCTCCTTCTTCGGGGCAGCCAGCGCGGCGAGTATCGACTCGGTCGCCACCCGCCACCGCCGCCCCACCTTGAACACCCGCACCGGAAACGCCCCCGCCTCAGCCAACTCGTACGCCGCCGTGCGGCCGACCCGGAACACGGCCGCCGCTGTGACGAGGTCCACCACTGCCGGCCACTGCCGAATCTCGTCATAAGTGTAGGTCTGCTCCGGCTTCATGCCGCTGAGCATACCTTGCGTGCCAAGTAATCCCGTGTTTGCCGACCAGTCCACACGCGACCTAACTTCCGCTCAACCAGCGAACGATCTTTCTCCGTGCCGCTGGCGTCACGCGCACGCGAAAGGGGCCACGGGTGTCGACTCTCCAGATCACGTGGGCGCCCCGCCAGCCCGGCGCACCGGCCGGCCGGTTGACCCGCTGGACCCGCACCGTGGCAGGCGCCGCGCGCGCTATCGCCGTCGCCGCCGTCACCCCACACCGGGCCGCGCTCAGCCACATCCGCGACATGCCGCTGTCCCTCGCCGGGACCGGCCTCGTCGACTGGGCCGCATTCCACCTCGGCACCGGACCCGGCCTGTTGGTGACCGGCCTGTCGCTGTGGCTCGTTGAGCACCTCCTCAGCGACAACGACCCACCCGCATGAAATCCGGGCTGCGCCGGCTACGCGCCCAAAAAACCCCGGTGCCCCTGGCCCCGGCCGGCGCCGGGTCCGGCTCAGGCGCCATGCGCATGTCCCTCGTCGGCGGCACCGCCAACATGGACACCTACCTCCGCGCCTACACCCGCAACGGCACCGTCTACTCCATCGTCTCCCTGAACTCGGAGAAAGCCGCGTCCGTGCGGTGGCGGCTGTACAAGAAACAACCAGTCGACGGACGCCGCCGCTACACCACCAGCGACGCCGGATCCGACCAACGCACCGAAATCGTCACCCACCCAGCATTGAAACTGTGGAACCGACCCAACAACTTCTTCACCGGATTCGAATACCGCGAAGGCTCCAACCAGCACTGGGAACTCACCGGCGAAACGTTCTGGGTGTGTGACCGCGAGAACGCGCTAAATATGCCCACCTCTATGTGGTACATCAACCCCGGCCGGATGACGCCGGTACCGGACCCCGACGAGTACCTGATCGGGTGGATCTACACCGGACCCAACGGTGAACAGATCCCGTTGCGGCTGTCCGAAGTGATCCTGGAGAAAAGCCCCGACCCGACCGACGGGTACCGCGGCTCCGGACCGGTCGCACCGGTCCTCGCCAATCTGGACGCCCAGAGATACGCCACCGAATACCAGCGGAATCTGTTCGTCAACGGCGCCGACACCGGCGGGGTCCTGTCCTGCGACGGGGAGTTGACGGATCCCCAGTTCGAGGCGCTCGTGAAGCGGTGGCGCGAGCAGCACCAGGGCGTCGCCCGGGCCGGTGCGGTCGGGGTGCTGGAGAACGGCATCACCTGGCAGGCCCGCGGGGTCACCAATAAGGACATGGAGTACGGGAACCTGCGCCTCGCGAACCGGGACGAGATCCGGGAGGCGTGGCGAATCCACAAATCCATGTTGGGCACTAGCGACGACGTCAACCGCGCCAACGCAGAGACTGCGGACGAAATCTACAACGGCACCATCCTTATCCCCCGGTTGAACCGGCGTCGGGAAACCCTGAACCACAAGCTGCTGCCGATGTTCGGGGACGACACGGTCGAGTTCGACTACGACTCGCCGATGGTGCTGGACAAGGAACAGGAAAACGCGGAACTCACCGCGAAAGCCAACGCGTGGGCCACATTGGTCGGCGCGGGTGCGGATCCGCACGACGCGGCCGAGATCGTTGGGCTGCCGGACATGGACATGGTGGAGACCGCGACGCAGGCACCCGCGATGCCGCCGGGCTGGGTGCCGGAGGTACCGGCACCGGCCGGGCCGGTTGATCCGGACGAGCAGGCCGCCACAGCGGTGGCCGCGCTTCTACGCCGGCAGGTACGGCCTTTTACCGCTCGGGCGTTGCCCGCCGGGGCACAAAATCGGAGGCGATGAGTGGTGGACCAGCGACGTTGGTACAAGATCCAAAACCTGGCGGGTGGCATCACCGACGTGTCGATCTTCGACGAGATCGGCATCATGGGCGTCACCGCACAGGACTTCCTGTCCGACCTGCCCGCCGGGCGCGGCCCGTTGATGCTGCACCTGAACTCCGGTGGCGGCGAGGTGTTCGAGGGCCTCGCGATCTACCACGCCCTTCGCAACCGCGGGAACGTCACCGTCCGGGTGGAGGGTGTCGCCGCGTCCATCGCCAGCGTGATCGCGATGGCCGCCGACCCGGGGAAGCTGGAGATCGCGAAACGCGCCTCCATGATGATCCACAATGGATTCGCGCAACAAGTCGGCGACGCGGCGGACATGCGCAAGATGGCCGACGTCCTGGAAGCCCAAACCCGGAACATCGCCGGCGTCTACGCCGACCGCACCGGCGTGTCAGCCGACACGTGGGCCACCCGGATGCAAGCCGAAACCTGGTACATCGGGCAGCAGGCCGTGGACGTCGGGTTGGCCGACCGGGTCGTCGACATCGACCAGGCCGGTATGCCGCAGGTCGGCAACAGCAACCTGGACCGGGTCGCCGCACGGATGGTGGTGTTGGTGAACTCCGACGGCACCCACACCGCGATGGAGGGCACGCACACGCACGGCGCGGCCGGGACGCACACCCACCACGGCGACGCGAACCACACCACCGTCACCAACCACGGCGCCACCGGCCGTCCCGTGGACCGGGCCAAGGCCGTGCTGCTCGCCAACGGGTTCACCGAAGCCGAAACCGCGGGACTGCTGGCCGCCGAAGGCACCCCGGGCAAGGGCGCCGCGCTGGGCACCCCCGCGAGCAAGGGCTGGTACCACCGCGACGGGAAATGCGTGTTCGACCCCGACGGGGACGGCGACAACGACGCCACCCCCGAAGGCGACACCGACCACGACTACTTCACCTCCGACGGCGAACAAACCAAGGCGATCCCGGACTGCCCCGACCACCCGGGCACCGGGAAGCCAATGCCGGCCAACGCCCTGGCATCCACCCTGTTCGCCACGACCACAGCCGACACGTCGCCGTGGGACGCGGCGAAGGCGTGGCACGCCGGGGCGAACTCCGACGACCCGGCCGCGTTCTACGCGGGGATCTGCGCCGGCCGCCGTAGCGGTGACCCGTCCAACCAGGACTCGTGGGCGCTTCCATACCGGTACAGCCCCAGTTCGCTACCCAACGAGGCCGGTGTCCGCGCCGCGCTGGGGCGGCTGTCGTCCACCCAGGGCCTCACCAACTCCACCCAAGCCCGGTCCAAATTGGAAGGGCTGATGAAAAAGATCAACCCCGATTACGAGCCGTCCGATCTGGACACATCAGTGATCCAGTCGCTGCTCGTCTCAGCCCTCGAAGGGGGTAGGCGGTAATGACTGTGGCACTCGTGGTGCCGGACACGGCAGACGGTCTGGTCGAGGCGATCTCCGACCCGACCAAGGTCAAGGAATGGTTCTCGCAGTCCGCGGTCACCAACGGCGACACCAAGCGGTTCCTCGACAAGTACGCCGAGTTCGCCAGCAAGAAGAACCCCGCGACGACCGAGGACATGCAAACCCAGGTCAAGTCCGTGTTCTTCGACCTGATGCGGGACAGCGGGTTCCCCGGCACCTCGAAGGACCTCGGGAAGCATCTCGCGTTCCGGTCGGACGGTCGCCCGGCCCTGAACCTGTCCGCAGGCGGGTCGGCCGCGGTCGCCCTTCCCGC